GATTAGCCTTAATGTGGCATGCTCGACCCCTCCCGCGTGTCTTTCGAACCTCTCCTCGTTGTTTCGCACCTTGTTCGGAGGCTTCTTGCATCATTGTAACTGTAGTTGTAACTGTGACCCTTGCGGAATGTGAGATGTAAACTCTATTTCCATTTGACCTATGTTTCTTTTATAATCCATTAATATTTTATCACTCTTCATAGTATTACATGACCTACACAATAAAGTAACATTATCATAAGTATGTGAACCACCCTTTGATTTAGGTATAATATGGTCTAGTGTTGCTGCATTAGATTGATTATAATTATCCTTATTAGGATGAACACACTTAACACCACATGATGAGCATATATATTGATGCTTTCTATATACTATCGTTCTACTTATAGGCTCATATTTATTACCATACTTTTTAGCCCATTGTTTATCTTCCTTAATTCTTTTATGTTTACTTCTATGTTTACGGCTTTTAATTTTATGATATTTTTTTATATGTATTTTTCTTTCATTATTGCATTCAATAGAACAATACTTATTCAACTGAAATACTTTACCATGATTATTAATTTTAATATCTAATCCATACTCTTTATTACAATGTTTACATACAGATATAAAATCGTGATTCTTTATTATATGTAGTAAAATAACACATTCACTACAATAATCATTATTATAAACTCTTTTAATATTGCATTTAATACAGTAAATATGTGATGACTTAACATAAGCATTTCTAATAATCCAATCCCTACCCTTTTCTGTTTGTTTATATCTATCGCGTATTTCTTTTAATAAAACAGGATTCTCCAATCTTTTTTTAGCTTGATAAATCCTATCTATCTCACGCTTTTTTTCCTTTGCATTTTCACTTAAAGGATTAACTTTCCTGCGTTCATTAGTACGTTCATTGGTACATTTACGACAATGCACCTTATCAGTATTACCACGTTGAGTATAAGCGCAATTATGTTTCTCGCAAAACTTTAAAACAATATTACTTTGACACATAACATTATTTTTTATTAATTAATTCCCCGTCGTTTCCATCCTTTCTCGCCCTTTCTCGTGCCCTCTCGGCTATGACCTTGCTCAACCATGCTATGACCTCAACCTTGTTGCGAGGTGCCATCTTACCGTCGCTATCCATGTAGATTGAGACAGGTGGGATTCCCTTTCCCTCCTCTATACTCTTATAATCATGGCACTCTTTGCATAACGCCAACAAGTTGCTAAGGTTGTACATACTACCTCCTCTTGTAATGGGTATCATGTGGTCAACACATCCCTTATAATCACCTGGAGTTATATCTGTCATTATACCACGCAATAAACAGCATTCACATAAAGGATTAGCACGCCTATATGAGCGTGACATCTTAGCCCATGCACTATTGTAGTTGCCTTGCTCGCCTGTTGGTTTACGTTGTAACTTGGCCTTATGTATATGCGAGGGTGTTGACTTCCTTATGAATGGCATTCTTCCTTTAATTTGTTTTCAATGAGATAGGTAATAACCTTCTCCATTGTTAAAAGTACGCCTTTCTCTTTATATATCCTCATTCTCATTTCTAATAGTGCGCAATGAACATCTTCAGTCATCATTACATTTTTCTTCCTTACTGTCATGTTTAAATATTTTTTCACAAATATACATTTTAATTTATTAAAAAGTATTTTGTTAAATAATTTTACCTACTTTTGTATTATTGTTAAACGTACATTAAAACACATTCACTTGATACAAAGAACAACTTTAGCAGAAATAACATTCTGGATATTACTCATAGCTATGGTACTTGATTATAAAGTACATTGGAGTGATTTATTATTTCCTGCAGGAATAGTAATGTTAAATTTTTTATTCAATAACGAAAATAAACTAAACAACAATGATTAAGCTAATAGTAAGCGGTAGAGTAGGCAATGATGCCGAAGTTAAGAGCGTTGGTGATAATACCGTATGTTCTTTTAGTGTAGCACATACGGAAAAGGTATATAGCCCAACACCTTCGGAAAAGACGATTTGGGTGACGTGTTCCATTTGGGGTGAGAGAGGTGTTAAGTTAGCGCCTTATATTTTAAAGGGCACCTTTGTAGTCATGGAAGGATCGGGAGGCATTAACGCGTATATCAATAAGAACACTGGAGCAGCCGAAGCGGTTATTCGTTGCATGGTCAATTCTTTAGAGTTCGGTGGAAAGCCTAATGCAAGTAATGAGAGCGCTCCTGCTACACTTACTGGTTATACTAATCCTTTAAATAACCCAGTCGTACAGGATTTAAGGAATCAATTAAATCTTGAAGAAGAACTACCTTTTTAATATGAATGCTGAAAGAAAGAAAGAATACAGAAAGTTAATGCCTGCTTATCAAATAGCTAAAGGCTTAGAATATCAGAGAAAGAGATACGCTGCTTTAACGCCTGAAAAGAAAGCTGAAAAGATTGAAAAAGTTAAGAGACGTTATCAAGAAAATAAAGAGAGGTTAAGAGAGTACTCCAATGTTAGATATCATAGAATCAAAGCCGAAAAGAACTTTTCTAGTTGAGTGTTTTAGTTTATAGTGTTCTGTAGTAAGGAGTAAAATCCTTACTATTTTTTAAAAAAACAAATGAATAATTTTATAAGCAAGGTAACAAACGAGGATTGCATGGAAGGCATGGCGCGGTATCCAGACAAATACTTTGATTTGGCTATTGTTGACCCTCCTTATGGGATTGGTGAGGCAAATGATAAAAGAATGAAAAGCAGGCATCACACTCAAAAAAAATACAAAGGCGGTGATTGGGATTTACAACCACCGAATAAAGAGTATTTTATTGAATTGCAAAGGGTATCAAAAAACCAAATAATTTGGGGAGCAAATCATTTTATCGAAAATATACCAAACGCAAATACACCTTGTTGGCTATTTTGGGATAAAGATGGATATGGAGATTTTTCCGATGGAGAGCTTGCTTGTTGTTCTTTTAAAACGGCTGTAAGAAAATTTAAATGGACTTGGAATGGATTCAGAAAACAAAGCCCTGAAAACAGGATTCACCCTACTCAAAAACCCGTTGCCCTTTACAAATGGCTTTTGCAAAATTACGCAAACGAAGGCGATAAAATACTTGATACTCATTTAGGTTCTGGAAGCAGTCGAATAGCAGCCTATGAAATGGGATTTGATTTTACGGCTTTTGAATTGGATAAGGAATATTTTGAGGCACAAGAAAAAAGGTACAACAATCATATTTCACAACTAAAACTAAATTTATGAACGATTACAAAAATTATTTTATTGAGCATGAAAAATTAAGAAATAAAATCATAAGTATATGTATGCTATTTCACCAGCATGACCCAGAGTTATATCCGGATATTTGTATTGAGGATATTATTTTTAATTTTAATAATAAAAACATATTGACCGTGTATAATATTAATACTATTCAAGAAGATATTTACTGTTACATTGACATTGAATGGCTTAACGAAGATGATGAAACAATTATTAAAGATATATTAGAGCAAAAAAAGAAGCGCGAAGATTACTATATTTCAAGAAGAAAAAAGAATTAATCTAATGGAAGAAAATAAAAGAGTAGTTTTTTCTACAGATACTAAAGTCTGGATTAATCGGATAATAGAAATATTAGAACTCCACAAAAAATGCTATCCAGAAAAGTATGGTAACATTGATACGAATAAAACTAAGTCGTATGTGAGTAAAGATAAAATCATTGTAGCTTATCAGGAAGATAATTTTGATAATCCTATATGCGAATTTCCCACCGATTGGTTACAGCATCTTAATGACGATATCATTTTAAACATTGTAAAATCAAAAAAATAATGAACGACTTACGAAACCATACTTTTATTAACGATAATTCTACCAAACCACCTTTAGGATTAATACCTAAAATACTTCACGACGATCTTGTTAAAGTTGAAAGGTTTAATGAAGTTTGCGGAGCGATTGCTAGATATTACGATGCTCGATTAAAGATTAAAATTGAGTGGATTGAGGAATACAATGAACTAGTTGATTATATGAATAAAAGCAAAAAAGAATCATGAACGACTTTATAAAAACCTCTTTAGACAAAGCACTCATTTACACAACGCCTGAAAAGTTGTTGGTTTGGATTAAATTAAAAAGTTTAATCGGGAATCCAGAGTTTAAAAGTAAGGTAGAAAATAATAAGAAATAGGTTATCTTTGTTTATCCTTTGGAACGGACTAGACAACGTCCCAAAGGAGCTTGAAGCAAATCTTTGTTTCACCTTTGCCCCGATAGATGTCTAGCTATTGGGGCATTTTTTTTCTACCTATGCAAATATTGAATATTGAAGAATCGCATGAACTCGAAAGATGCGAGGTTGTCATTAAGCAAGGCTTAAATACCTTTATTGAGGTTGGACAGGCTTTAATGACTATTAAAGAAAAACGGTTATACCGAATTAGTTTTAAAACTTTTGAGGATTATTGTACCCATAAATGGGGAATGGTTCAACAAAGCGCAACAAGATTAATAAGAGCTTATGAAACTGTAACTAATTTACAAAGTGAACCAATTGGCTCACTTTTACCTCAATCAGAATCACAAATTAGACCCCTTACAAGTTTGGAGCCTGAAATTCAAAAAGAGGTTTGGAAGGAAGTTGTAAAACAAAGCGAGGAAACAAGGCAGCCAATAACAGCCGCAAAGGTTCAATCGGTTGTGAATAATTGGAAACCCGTAAATCAAGAAATTAAAGAAGTAAAAAATGAACCAATGTTTGCAATTAGCACTCCAGAGGAACTATTAAAGAAAGCTAAAGAAGTCGCAAAAGAAAGAGCCGAAGTAAAAAGGCAAATCATTGACCAAAAAGGAAGTACTGAGGTTATTCCATTAGAAGATTTGGAACTTATTAATAGAATGAAAGAAGGCGAAACGGTTGTTTTAAACATGAATACAAATTTTCACGCTATGAAATGGGCAAAGGATAATGAAAGGTTTCAACAAATAGATAGATGGAGCGATTGGGGAAATCCATTTTTAATTGGAGGTGATGGGAATCGTGATACTGTTTGTGAATCTTTCAAAGTATATTTTAATTTAAAATTAGAATTAAATCAAAAGGTAAAGCAATTAAAAGGTAAGGCGTTAGGTTGTCATTGTTACCCACTTCGTTGTCATGGTGAACATTTAAAACAATTGGCAGATGAAAATTGAATATATTGTTATAGCGAAAACAATTCCTGAAATATCTAAAAAAGATGGGAGGGAATATTCATGCACTGTTGGCTATTCACCAGAACTTGGATTTATAAGAGTTTACCCTGTTCCTTTAATAGGATTCAAAAGATGGTATAAATATATTATTGATGTTGAAAGGAATAGTAGAGATACAAGAAAAGAATCATGGAAATTATCCTCAATGACAAGGACTGACAATTTTATTGGACTTGAAAAAGAAATTATTTGCCTTGGAAAAGTAAATAAAGATTTTATAATTTCAATGTTTCAAAAAATTGTTTCACCTAGTATTTCTAAGTTAAACGAAGAAAGAAAGAGTATTGGAGTAATTAAGACAAATCAATTAAAACCTTATTGGGATGTAAATAAAAACTTTGTGAATACTAGTCAATTTAATATGTTTGAAGATGTGCAATGTATTGAAACGTCCTTATACACTAAAGACCAGTATTTAAAAGAATCCAGAATTTCATTTAACGATTTGGATGGTATTCATAATTTACAACTAAACGATTGGCAATATTATGAATTTCAAAGAAAGTTTGGAGCAAAAAAAGATGCTTTTAGATATATTTCAAAAGATAAGGATAATTACATTTTAATAGGAAATATGTATCAACACAGAAATATTTGGATTGGTTTAGGGGTGCATGAATGTAAAAACGAATTATCACAAACTTTACAATTATTTTAAAATGATAAACATAGATACAAGGCTTTTACCTCAGGTAACACCTGACCAATTATTTCTACTTTGCCATATTGTAAATTTTATGAATGAAAATAAAATGTGTTTTCCTTCAAACAAAAAATTGATTGAGCAATGTAAATTTAGCGATTCAAAGATATTGAGGATTAAAAACGAATTGGTAACAAGAAAAATCATTAGTGTAAAACAAAGGTTTAGACCCGATGGAAGCCAAACTAGCAACCTTTATAAAATTGAAACTGAATTTATAGGAGTCTTTATTACAGGCAAAAGTATGTCAAATTTGGATACCACCCCATTCACCAGTGAAGAGGGGGACACCTTCACCCATGAAGGGGGGACACCTTTAACAATGAAGCCCCATGAAGTATTAGCTAATAGAAGTATTAACCATATTAAAGTATTATCTTCTTCTTCTGAAAATTCAAAAGAATTTTCGCCCATCAAAATAAATGGAATAGAAATTAAGGAAAATAAAAACGGCAAAGTAAATCCTTTTCAACTTATATCTGAATTACAAAAAAAAGAAACAAAAGAAAATTTCGCAAAAGAAAATAAAGAAAAGAAGGCAAATCTAACCTACGAATCCTTTACAATATTTTGCCAAACCTTTGAACAATTATCTGGAGCCAACTATCCTACCGACAAAAATGGAAATTATTTAATGACATCAAAAGATGCTGGAGGCATGGTTTACCTAATGCGAAATGTGGAACAGGTAGATAGGAATGGAAATAGCATTGAAGCCCTAAAAGTTTTTGTAACCGCTGCATGGAATTTAAACGACAAATGGATTAGGGCAAATTTTACACCCAATACTTTGTACGGGCAATTTTCAAAGATATTTACAGGGTATCAGACAAGTAGCCCAGAAATGATTGAAAAGAAAAAGAATGATCGAATTGCCGAACTTCTCGCTGAAAAAATGAAACAATACGAAAACCAATAAATTATGAACAAATCACCAAAAGAAAAAGCAAAAGAATTATTTGACCAGTACCACAATCTTATTCAAGATATTGGCGGTGATTTAGGTCATGAAATACTTGTATCAATTTTAGCAAAGAATTGCGCTTTATTTGCAGTTCTTGAAATTTTAGAAATTAATTCAGTTGACAAAGACTTTGATTTATCTCATTACTGGCTAGAAGTTAAAGAAGAAATTAATAACTTATAAAAAACCAAACCATTATGAACAACGAAATATATTATAAGTCATTGATTGGCAAAAAGGTTTTAGACTTAACGATGAACAGAAAAGGTATTATTAACCACATTGTTTTCAATAATAGCGACTGGAGTATTTGTTGGTTATCTTTTAAGTGGGAGCATGGTGAATATATGAGGCAAATTACCGAATTAGAAATAATTGAGCCAAAACAATTAAGTTTATTTTAAAACACAATAAAAACCAAACCATTATGAACAACTTACCAATGATTGCTAATCGAGTTGAAGAGAAAATACAAGATGTGCAGGTTGTTATACAGAACCGAGAATTAAGGATATTTAAGACAGGTACTAAAGAAGCTATACCAAAAATTACCCACGTTTTAAATCAGTTGTTGCCAGTATATGGGATTGAAGTAAAGCCCGACCAGTTGATGGAGCTTATAGATTTTGTAGCTTCTTACAAATTGATTTCAGTCGATGAGATAAAACTGGCTTTTGAGAAATTTGCAAAACAAGAACTTGATTTAAATGACCACAAATTATATGGCAAAGTGGATCTTCATGCGATAGGGAAAATATTATCCTCATACATTACATGGAGGCAAAAAATATACTACGCCATTGATAGCGATATAATGGCAAAGAAAGAAGAAGAGGACAGGATTAAACGCCTGGGTAAAGTAGCGGAAGATTACGACAAAGATTTTGATAATAAGCTAAAGAACTTTAATAAAACTTTAGATGAAATACCTATCTTTTGGTATGATGAATGCGTGAAAAGGGGATATATCAATGAATGGAGCGAAGGAGAAAAAGAGGCATTGTGGGCCGAAGCGCAGGAAATGGCATTGAATGAAAAACCTACATCTGATAATTTGATAGATAGAAAGAATCATTTACGCAAAATAGAAGATGGTAATATGCCTAGGGCCCGGGCACTGGCGTATAAATTAGCCGTTTGGCGTAAGGTATTATTAAGAGATTAATCGTTAGTTTTTTGTCATATCATTTGGTTTTCTGGTGAGGCATAATTGGTGCCTCACTTTTTTTATTTTTTTTATACAAAATACATACAAGTAATATTATTTATTTGTATCTTTGATTTAATAAAAACCAAAATCATGACACCAGAAGAAAGACAAAAAGCTATTTTAGAGGCATTTTACCAAATATCCATTTATGCAATGGTGACAAATACCATTAGTAAAGAAGGCGCACATAGATTGGAATATATGCTAAATATTATAAACCAAATACCAGTAGTCAATGATGTTGATGATAGTAATTTTAATCACAGATATTATAAAGACATTTTGGAACAAGCTATTAAAGACAATAACAAGTTTATCGAAGAACTTAAACTTAAATCAATATTATGAACGATACTAATCTAATGGTGCTAAACTATCTTTTAGACGTTTATCACATAAAAGACACTTCGGTTGAAGGTGTAGAAAAGGCAATCGACGATATTTTTAACTTTGAAAATATTTTGCCTCAATATAAATCGCTTTTTAACAGCCTAATGGTTGAATCAATAGATTTTGATTACGTAAGCGAAAGATTGACTTTTAAAAAAATGATGGAACAATTAGATGCAGAATAATATGGAAGTAGCGAAAATTGGGATAACGCCCGCACAAATTGAAACATTAGCACAGGCAGGCGTTATTCCTGCTGGAACACCAGCCGCACAGGTTGAGGTATTTGCTGAAAGTTGCCGACAACATGGTTTATCGCCTTTTAAAAAAGAGATTTACCTAGTCGCATATAACAGCCGCGACGGTATGAAATACCATACTATTGTCGGAATAGATGGACTACAGCAAAAGGCGGCGCGTACTGGAAGGTTTGCAGGAATAGACGAAGAGCAATATAACAGAATGTCCGACGGCACTTACCAAACATCTAGCCAACTAAAAGCTGCAAAAGAAATGCCTATTTCCTGCACGGTAACAGTGTGGGCTATTGTTGGAGGGATTCGCTGCCCATTTACCGCCACGGTTTTGTTTTCGGAATATTATCCAGCCGTTTCATCGGGAAAAGATAGCTATTCTAAAGCTGCAACAATGCCATTTAACATGATCGCCAAATGTGCCAGGGCGAAGGCTTTAAAGATTGCTTTTAGTGATGAACTTTCAGGACTACATATTGAAGAAGAAAAAGCCGCTTTTGAAGATGCTACTATACAGGCTGCGGAAGTTAAACCAGCAGTAGGATTAGATATTGATGAATTGAAAAATAAGATAATCAATTGTGCTACTTTAGAAGAATTAACTATTTTATACAAATCAAATTTAGCATATAAAGAACACGCTGCTTTATTTACCGAAATGGCTAATGCTATTCAAAACAAAACAAATGAATGAAATAACCCATCTTAGTTTTTCGAGATTAAAGGCTTTATCTCATTCGCCTTTATGCCTTAAAAGATATATTGAGCAGACAAGAACATCCACTAAAGCAATGGATGAAGGTACTTTATTAGATTGCCTTTTGTTTGAAAAAGACACATTTAAGGATAGATTTTTTATTATGCCTGAAGGTGTAAAGAAGCCAACGAGCTCACAAATAAACGCTAAAAAGCCAGCTCCCGAAACTTTAGAGCAAATTAAAAAATGGGAATCTATTCAGGCTCAAATAGGTAATAAAATCGTTATTACGCAAGACCAATACGACGATAGCGAGTTAATAGCTGAATGTGTACGAAATAATAGTACGGTTGTGTTTCAGGGTTTACTTCATGCGGATAACTTTAAATTTCAAGTAACCACCGATTTTTTTTATAAAGGATTTAAACACAAAGGAATTAAAGATGCTGAAGGATTAGACAGAAATGGTAAGCACGTTATTTGGGATTTAAAACGAATGGGTGCGCGTTCTGGTGAACAACTTGTAAGAAGCCAAATTAGGCATAATCAATACGATTTACAGGCTGCCATTTACTGCCATAAATACGATATTGAAAATATACCAGTTGATTACTTTATTATTGCGGTTGATAATGAAGGATATGTTACTCCTTTTAAGATTTCCCGTGACGCTAGGGAAAAAGCTCGATGGCAATGGCATAGATTAATCGCAGCGGCACATCGGGTAAATATGGAGGGCATGGATATGGGCCCCGAGTTTTGGGGAGATAGTGAAGGATTTTTTGATTTTTAAAATAAATTATTATGGAAATACCAGAAGAGAATTTAACATCTTTAGATTTTTTATTAAAAAATTTATCAAATATGATTTTTATACCCATGAATAAATTAAAAGAAACTAATAATATTATAAAAAAAGCAAAAGAAAAACATGAAAATGAATTAAATTCAGCTTTTTCAATGGGAAAGAAATACGGATGTGAATTAAAAAGAAATAAACCAAATTCATTTTAAAACAAAAGGATAAAATAAATTAAGATGAACGACAAATCATTAGAAAGAGTATTGGATGATATATTAAATGATATGAATGAAGTTTTCATATTGTTAAGAAAAAAAATAGAAGAACTTGAACAAGATTTGATTGAAGTAGAAAAACTCTATGAACAAGTTAAATCAGATAGAGATGAAGCTTTTGAAAAAGGCTACGAAAAGGGAGTAAAATACACCGATGGAATGATAAGCGACGAAAGATTCCCATTTTAAAAAACTATCATGAAAGAGTATAATAGCAAGATGTTAGAAATTAAGGCTTTTTGTGAAGAGGTTAACGCCTGGATAAGTACAGCCCCGTCGGCTGAAATGCTAGACGAATGTGACGAGTACCTTCGTCAATTATCGGGTTATTACTCTCGCTATACGGTTATATCTGGCATGAACGAAAGTATTTATTCTTATCTTATGATGAGTTGTATTAGAGATATGCCAGAGGAGGAGTATAAAAGAGTTAAGCACTCCTCCACATTAACCGATTTTTATGTTAAAGGGAAATACCCAAAAGCTACGGCAATATTTGAGCAATGTAGAGCCGTTCAAAAGTTATTATTAGTAACTTCGGATAATTATAGAACTTTGCTTAGTAGCTTTAGGCAGGAAAGAATATTGGTCGGTCACATGACTACATAAGATATTTGCAGACCTCGGGTTTAGGTAAATGTTATTTTCCCCTAATTAAACATTTCTTTCAACCTAAAAGCGTCAGAGGATGAATTGGCAATCTGGAATTAGACAGATAAATAGCAAGGTGGCGGAAGTTAGACGCTATAATTTAGAACGTAAGCGCACGACATTAGTACTCTAAATTAGAAGGTCGCGCTGTGCAGGTATCAAATCCTGCCCTTGCACTTAGCATGGCATAAACGTTAAAGAAAAGTTGCCACAGGTTTATGCCGTATGCAGGCAGCCCTAAACGCTTAGGGTTAAATAGGGCTTAACCCATAAAGTCCTCAAAGCGAAAAATAAACGGGTGACAGCACGGAAAGACGGCAATTTTAAACCATATCGTTGACGTCAACAAAATGATAATTATGAAAACATTATTAATTTGTATATTATTACAACTTGTTTTATTTATACCATTTTATTTAATTTGGAGAAACGACTGTAAAGAAATAGGCAAAGAAAACTTAGCAGTAAGTCTTACTGAAAGATTTGTGGCTTGGATATTTTATTGTCCAATTTGGTTAATTGGATTTTTTCGTTAAACCATATCGTTGACCTCAACAAAATGATAATTATGGCAATAGAAAACATTTATGACAAATATTTTAAAAATTCAGAACTAAGCGTTGATGAACTAATGAAAGCTTCGGGTAGGAATCCTGACTATGACGAAAACAAAGCATTTAGGATAAATGAAAATAAGCTAAGATACGACCTTTGCCCAGCCATTGCGCAAAGGGAATACGCGAAGGTTTGGACTGAAGGATTAAAAAAATATCCTGCCAGAAATTGGGAAAAAGGTTTTTTATTTTCAGAAGTGATCGCCTCCGCCATGCGTCACCTTGAAGCCATGCGACTTGGTGAAATGATTGACGAAGAAAGTGGACTTTTGCATTCCGCACACCTAATGGCAAACGCTGCAATGTTGACGGAGTTTTATTTTACTCACCCAGAACTAAATGATTTAAAGAAATGAGCAAACTAACCGCTGTTGAAATTTTAGAATTAAAATTACTTGGAATTGTTTCTTTTGATTCAGAAGTCCTTAGAAATAAATACAAAGAGCAGTTTAGAATCGCCAAAGAAATGGAAAATGAGCAGATAATGGAAGCTCATGGAGATGAAAGAGATTACCTTTCAGATTTTGGAAATTTTATAACTATATCGGCAGAACAATATTACAACGAAACTTATAAAAAAGAAGAAAAATGATTTTAACAGACAAGACCATTATTGACGAAATAGCAGCTGGCAACATTGTCATTGAGCCATTAATCGAGGCAAACATTGGTACTAATAGCGTAGATTTAACGCTATCCAAAACTTTATTAATGTACACCGACCATGTTCTTGACGTCAGGAAGAAGCCTCAAACGGCAGAAATTATTATTCCCGAAGAAGGTATGATTTTGCAACCGGGTATTTTATATCTTGCCTCAACCGTAGAATATACGGAGACACTTCGGCACGTTCCAATCATTCAAGGCAAATCAAGTTTAGGCAGGTTAGGCTTATTCGTTCATATAACCGCAGGTTTTGGAGATGTGAATTTTAAAGGACATTGGACTTTAGAACTTGCTTGCATCCAGCCAGTCAAAATATATCCAGGCATGAAGATAGCGCAAATCTGTTATCATGACATTTCGGAAATGCCTTACACAGACTATGCAAATAAAGCGGATGCAAAGTATAAAGACCAGGGAAAAAATCCAGTTGCCTCAAAGAACTATTTAAACAAATAGCCATGACAAAAAAGCAAGTAAATGAATTATATATATTTAATTTTATTATATGGTTAATGGTAGTTTTATTGACTGGCTTAGGTCTATTTTTAAATTTAATTTATTATTTAGTAAACCGATAGCCATGACCGAAGAAGAAATAAAGGCTAAAAGAACTGCTTATCGCATAAATCTTAAAAACAATTTGAGCCGTTTTCAAAGAGAAAAAAAACGACTTAAGTTAAAAGAATACAATGCCAAAAGAAATAAAATTACAACTCCCGAAGAAAAAAAAATACAAAGCATAAAAAACAGGCTTTACTATCAACAAAATAGGGAGAAAATATTAGTTAAAAATGCCGAATATCGTAATAAACATAAAGAAAAAAATAGGGCTTATCAAGCCGAATATCGTAAAAAACAAAAAGAAAAAAATCATGTTGACTGAAAAAGAGAAACAAAAATTAGGTAAGGATTTGGCTCTCATTATTGTAGCCGCTGGAGGTATCTTGACGCTGTCTTATGCCATTTATTTTATTGTTGACACTTTAAAAAAATGGTACTAATGTATTGGGAAATAAAATGGAAGTCAGGCAGAATAATCACCAACGCCCCGACGGTTGAAGAGGCGATAGAAAATTTTAAGAAGCTAAAAATTGAGGTTCCAGATAAAGAAATTTCCATTAGTAAGTTTGCTAAGTAATTAGTTGTTAAAAGTGTTGTTTTTAATCCCATATCTTTCGGTATGGGATTTTTTTTAAATAAATACATAAATATTTTTTTATATAATTATTTATACATATTTTTACAAAAGAAACAAAAAAACATTTTTATTACTACTAAATTTTAACAAATGGAAAAAATGATTTACACCGTGATGTACTTCGGTAACGCTACAATCTATCAGGATTTATGCGAAGAGGTAGCTGCCTACTCTAAGAGACACGCTGTTGAACAAGTTTATTCAAAAATGCAAAACGAAAATTACTTCCCTGAAGAAGATTTTTTATGGGGAGGTCTTGTAAAGGATTGCGATGGCAATGTTATTGCGGATGCACACGACGAAACTATCGAACACGATGGAGGATATTTTTACGCTGAACCTTTAATCGGTTAATTATGAAAAATCCAATTATTGAGACTTATGTCCCACAAAATAAACGTTTACCCTACCAGATTGCTGGAGCCGTTGGAGTTGCTTTTGTTGTTGGGTTGATTTATTCACCAATCAATACCCAATACAATTACACTTCCTTTGTTCCCATCATTCAAAAAGATACGGTTTACGTTCACAAAATAACATCGCTCACTATCCAGGGCAAAGATGAAAAGAAGGAAATAGATGAAAGCGCCTACGGATCTCGTTCATACGGATGGGAAGTGCGCAAGTTATCAGGGGAACAACTTCGTAAAACATTGGAAGGTCGCGGTTTTAGGAATTTAAAAGGAGTTGACAGGTCTAAATTACGTCGCATATACCTTGCTTATTGCTACGAAAGTATGCTGATGAACGTTCACGTTTTAACCGATTTTCCTGTATCAATGATTTATTCTTTTTTTATCATTGAGGCAACTTCACAAGGAGTTGAAACTGAATTGTGGCGCAAGCATGCCAACGCTGGAGGAGTTAAAGCTCTTAAAGGCCATGGTTATGTGACGTACAAAACACGGGAAGTCATCAGAGGCAAAAACAAGTTTATCAGGGCTAAATTTATGAGTGCTGAATCAACAGAAAAAGGCATGAAGCTTTGGGCAGGCGTTCTTAATTCAGGAAGATACGCGGCTTGCAAAAAGGCAAATTACAGGATGAAAGGAATAAAGCTATATGAATCTATTTGTAAATGTGTTTACAAATCGGGATACCACACGGATACCGATTACAAATTTAGAGCGTCATTAATGGCTGAATACTGGCAAATCAAAAGGGATAATTTCCCTTTGAAAAAAGAATACAATCAATTTTAAACTTAAAAAACCAAAATCATGAATTTAGAACAAGCAAAAAAAGCATCTGATATTTTGCAAAAAATTAATGAATATAAAGAATCACTGCATTATTTAACATTTAGCGAAACACATAATATCAAATTTGGTAAGCTACATGAAATAAATAGTTTTATTATTCTTGATAAAGAAGTTGTAATTGAAATAGTATTACATTCCATTTTTACTTTAAAAGAAAAAATATTAACATTAACTAAAGAACTTGAAAACTTATAAACCAATGACACCAAAAGAAAAAGCAAAAGAATTGATAGATAGTTTCCAACATCACACAAGACCTTATAATGAAAATTATAATTATATAGATTGTACAGAAGAACATATAAATGATTGGGAATCTTATTATTCTGCTATCAACTGTTCATTAATTGCAGCTGATGAAATAATTGAAATAATTCATAGCGAAGGAACATTAATAAGTTATGGTTATTGGAATGATGTAAAACAAGAATTATTAAACTTAAAAGAAAACAAAGTAATTACTCAAAAAGATGAACCTAAACAATTTTATCCAAATGATTTTGGATTACCAAAATTTGCAACAAAAGACTTTAATGATTTGGCGTCTAATTTTTTTGGAGGTAAAACTAATAAGCAAATAAAACAAGGCTAAAATGGAAAAGAATTTCACCAACACTCAATTTCAATGGACGTTTGAAAGCATATCGGATAACATTCCTACTATTATGCTGATAACTATCCTTTTGACGTATGGCATAAACGCCTATCTAACCGCCATATTTTTACCATTAGATTTTTGGTTAGCTATTATTGCATCCTCTATTCTTCAATTAGGGCGATTTGCCGTCGTTTTCATGGACTTTCTTAATCCCACTAAAGGTAGAAGTACTTACCCACCTAAAATAGCATTAGGAGCGACTATTGTGGCTTTAATAGAAATATTCTTTGGATTGCAGGAACATTATGAAGGTGGCGAGTATATAACTATGTTTTTATTTGTTGGAACTATTATAGTTTTTGGCTATCTTTTGGAAATAAACTTTGTGGATAAAGGAGTAGAAGCCTACGGTATTAATGAGCCAAAAATTATAAAGCGTAGGAGGCGTAAAATCATTGTTAAGAATGCCAATGAAGAAGTACCTAAGAATATTAGAAGAAATATTACCTCATATCAATTATCACTATTTTAATTATGGAAAAAGAATTTGTAAGCTATGGAATGGCTTTAGAGCTTAAAGAACTTGGATTCGATGAACCTTGTTTTACATATTATTATAATATTTCTGGTAAATTAAGAACAAATATATCAGTTGATATAAATAATGGTTGGGCATACGAAGGAACTAAAAAATCAGGAATTATTTTAGCTCCAACTTTATCCCAAGCATTTAGATTTTTTAGGGAAAAATATAGTTTGGAAGGCGCAATTTATAGGTTAAATTTTAAATGGGCTTCTCAGGTTTTTAACATCGAAACAAGTACCTATTGCTTTAAACATGAATTGTTTGAAAAATACGAAGAAGCTGAAATACATAGTTTGCAAAAAATGATTAAAATAATTAAAAACGAATGAGAACATACATAGGAGTTGACCCAGCTATAAGAATAAACGGAATGGCAGCTTGTTTTATAAAGTCAGACAAAGAAGTTGAATTTAAAAAATACAAAAGGTTTGTAGATTTTTTGGAAGACTCTTTTTACTGGCATATGGATTATCCAAACTCTGTTGTTTTAGTTGAAGATAGTAGCCTCCAGAATGTAACTTTCAACTCTTCCATTAACCGCGCGATTCTTTCCCGTATGTCCCGAAATGTAGGCATGAACCAAGCAGCTTCGCGAATAGCCTATGAATGGATTAAGGAAAATGGTTGTGAAGCCTATAATATTTCCCCGGAACAAAAGGGTAAAAAATGGGGAAAGGAAATATTTATGAAAGTATTTCAGAATGAAGGCTACAAATTTGAACCAAATTTTAAACCAGCCAAAATAAGTCAGGACGAAATTGATTGTTTTACTCTTGCTTTACAGGCTAAAAATTACCAAAAACATGAAAAGAAATAGTGAAATGATTGACGGCATTAGTGTCACAACATGGAAAGAGATTGAAAAGATTTCTAGGCAATATCCAAAACCTATTAAATATGCCGAGGGTACAGTGGCAAAATTAACTATCCTTAAATTTTATCTTGACCCTTTAATGAAAGATGAAAGGGCACCAATGCAAATGATGGAGCCTGGAAGAATGATTACAATAGCCTATAGGATTTATAAAGAATCAAATGGAGATAATGTTAGAGAATTAGCATTAACTTTATTAAAGAAATATATAAGTTAGGTTGATTACATTTTGTTAATTAGTGGTAATAAGAGGGGTAACATTTGTGTTATCCCTTTCCATTTTATAAAATTATACCTATTTTTTCTGCATAATCAGATACAGCCCTAGCATGACATAAAGCTAATTTCTTTTGAAAGTCTAAATCAAACATTAATTTAGCATCATGAAAATTAGTAAAAAAACCGTTTTCCGATAAAACTGAAGGCATATCTGTCTGGGTTAAAACATAAAATCTATCTTCCTTATCATGATCGCCATCGGTTAAATCTGCCCTAAAAATCCAATTTGGAAAACTTTGTTTTACCTCCTTAAATAAAAGTTCTGCATAAATATCAGATTTGGTTTGCCCTGGTGAAGTAAACACTTCCCAACCTCTAGCGCTTTTGTTTTCCGCTGCATTCCCGTGAATGCTTAAATACAATGATGCTTTAAAATTTTTAGCTGCAAAGTTTGCTTTCGTTACTCTTTTACTTAGTGATATGTCTAATATTTCATCATAAACCTTCATTGTGATATAGCCCCAATCTTTTAAATATTGTTCAATATATTGCACAACCGCCCGATTAAACAAGCCTTCAAAAAACCATCCATAGGAATGAAAAGTGCCATTATTGTGTTGCGCACATTTTGAAGGATAGGTAGTATATCCATTAGGTAATTTTACCTTAGGATTAATACCACCATGACCAGCATCTAAAAAAATACAAAATTCGTTTTTATTCATAATTTACAATTTTAAAGGGAGGCATAAATCAATATACCTCCCTGAAGCCGCATAAGGTAGCGAATCGTCTGCGCCTATAATTTAAAACCGATAAGTGCAAAAGCCGCACCAACGATTGATAACTTAGCTGGAAGTTTTACTTCAATCTCTTTTCCTGCACATTCGCGGCTTGTTTCTTTTATCTTATCCCAAATGATTTGTGCAAGTTGGATATATTCGCGCCATGTAAATTTTACTTTGTTTCCTTCAAGATGAACATTTATCTCCGAAGCAAGCTCCGCAAAGTTCATTGAGTAACAAGCGATGTCACCCATTGGTGATTTTATTCCCTCCGCGTTTTTAAGCGCATCTTTTAAATTAGTCTGCATAATTTTATTTTTTAAAGAATTTAAGAATTGTCATTGCCAAATTAACGCCAGTAATTGATTTTATGTTTTCTGAAATGCTGTATAGCTCGGTGAATGCTATCAAGAAACTAACTGAATAAACTATCTGAGAAGGCAGTCCAAAAGTTATACTTGCACCGTGAAAAATCATGATACCACAAAAATAGGTTAATATCTTTTGCGAAGTGCGATACAGCCCTTTGCTTGTTATAGGCTCTTTGCGTTTCTTAGCCGCAAGGATTCCCGTGACCGTGTCCGCAAAAACAACGAATATTGTAAAAATTAAAAAATGTTTAATGGGAAATATAAATGAAAAAATGATACCGCAACAAATTGAATAGGCAATGCCGTCGTAGCCAATTTTAAAAATGTTATAGATTATTGCTTTCATTATTCAAGTTTTATTAGCCTAACATCACCGTCAACGGTTGCAAATTTACCTTCAGCATATTTATACAAATCGTATTTAACACCATTAAAAGCAAAGGAAACTTGATTGGTAAATGTGGATAAAAGTAGATTAGTTGAAATAGAATAAACTTTGCCATTATCAGGATTAAAAATTAAACGCTTATTTACATTTAATTCAATAACTCCATCAATGATTTCACCGTTAAAATTTAGCCTCCAGTCTCCGATAAACTTTGCCGTGTCGCGTTGAGCCGTTGTAAAATAGACAGGCTTACCACTTATTTGAACGTGCAAATCATTGTAGTAATTAATACGCTTTACAGACTTAGCTTTTAAAATCAATGGCTTTGCATGGATGGCAATCGTGTTGCTTTGCCTTTCCGCATCGGTAACAAGCGCACCAATGGCGGTTAATGAATCGCCAAGTATTTGTTTGTTCCCTGTCACCGTGCTATCGCTGAATGTGGTCATAGTAACAATGTAATAAATGTCGCCTTGCTTTTGAATGTACACCGTATCAGTGACAACGTCTTGCGCAAAAGAAAGGAAAGGGAATAGTAAAAAGAAAAGTATTTTTTTCATGTTTATTTATTTTCGAGGATTAATAATCTTTGTTTTAAAGCTTCTATTTGGGCTTGTTGCTCTTGTATGGCTTTGGTAAGGATGGGAATGAGTTTTGTATAATCCATGAATATACCATGTATATCTGAACCAACTACATTTGGTATAATACTCATGACATCTTCAGCGATAAATCCATTTTCATTTTCATTACCAAATTTATCTTCATCTATCCAATTAAAATTAATTGGATTTATTTGTAATATTTCATTTAATCCATAATTAATAGCTGTAACATCTTTTTTTAATTGAATACTTGATGTTCTTGTTAAATCTCCAGAATTGTCAACAGTTATTGTGGATGAACCTCCACCTGCAAAAGTTGCATATCTTATCGTACCTGTCGTGTGTAATTGCACTACTGGGTTTTCTGTGCCAATGCCGACATTTCCTGTGCTTAAAATTGTCATTGCTACATTGGATGGCACTGAAATTCCGCTAACACCGAGGTTACTGTTGACAGCAAATCTCAATCCACCAGCTCCAGCGGCTGCAAAATAGGTATTTGGGTCGCTAACCCCAATCACAAAAGAATTATTACTAGCAGACCTTCCCTGAATTATTCGGTCAAAAGTAGTTACGCTTGCATTATTATTAAGATGTAATTTGGCACTCGGACTTGCCGTGCCAATACCTACATTTCCGTTGCTTAAAATACGCATTTGTTCAACTCCATCCGTTGAGAATCCAAGTGTATTTGTTACTGGTAAAAACATTCCAGTGCCCGTTAATGTTGATGCCGTTGGATTAAATCTTGTTGCCGTGACTGCGCTTGTAAACGTCTTTGCGCCTGCAATACTACTTTGTGTTGTTGTTAAATCAACAAAGTTTTGCGTTGCGCTTCCCGTTCCACCGTTTAATACAGGTAATACTCCTGAAAATCTACCTGACCTCCAATAAGGCAATAACATTGTTGCCGTATCAAGTGTTGAGCCTCCTGCTTGTGACCATCCATTACTTGCCGTTTTATAATGCCATAATAAATTAGTAACTGTATCAAGTAAAATAAAAACACTTGTATCTTGTTTGTTTGCTCGTGTAATTTTGTTTGTAGCTGTAAGTGTGTCAATAGATGCTACACCCCGATATACAAGCCCATCGGCAGTGGTCTGTTCTCCGAGCGTTATCTTTTGATTGCCATTGCTCGGATACTGTGCCCATGCAAGGCAAGGCAAAAGGAAGATGAAAAGGGAAATGAGTTGTTTCATGTTTTTGTTTTTTAATTATTAATTGGTACTTCTTTGCATGATTATCCAATTTGCCCCATCACTTACAAGGGTAACGGCTTTATTATTTGTTGGATTAAAAATTGCTGTACCTGCACTACCAGTAGGAGGAGAAGTAAATGGTATAACATTAGAATTTAAAGATTGAACTTGACCTGTGCCAGTTTGTCTAATATGTAATTCTTTGCCCGGATAAGTAGCTGCATTAGGAAGGGTTAAAGTTGTAAGTACATTTGTATTTATATCTAACCATGTAGTATTTACACTAACTGTAAAAGACGAACTTGTAGAAGATGTGTATTGTCTTTCTAACCATGGTGTGTTTACTCTACCTCCAAATGTTCCAGTTGAAGAAACATTTAATGTGCCCGTAAATGTTTTATTTCCTGCAAAACTTTGAGTAGTTGTATTTACTACACCCGATGCTCCAGTGCCTGCATCCGTTATCGTAATATTAGGCGTAGCACCTCCCGAAGATGAAAGAGGAGTAGAAGCTGTAACACTTGTAACGCCTCCCGCGCCTACACCAATAGCCGTTCTAAAACTTGCAGCATCCAAAGCACTTACCGTGTTGTCCGCGTTAAACCTCGGAAAAGTTATAGCCGAAGGATTGGTAAGCATAAACATACTTTGTCCTATTGTTGTACCACCTAAATCAATTCTTATTCCCTCAGCAGTCCTTTGACTAACAGTGTTATTTGCATTATATCTTATAAAGGAAACTTGGTCGATGTCTGGTAAGGTGAAAACATTAGCACCTCTTACGGTTGCTCCTAATCCAGTTCTTGCGGTAGATGCGCTTGTTCCACCTGTGCCACCATTTGTTAAGGCTAATGTTCCGGCTAAAGTAACTACTCCAGTTGATGCCGTATTTGGCGTAAATCCTGTTGTTCCTGCACTAAATGAAGTAACAGATGTACCTATTGTTTGTGTAGATAATAATCCTGTTTCACTTGCAACCACCATTCTTGTACCTGTGCCTATAAGACTTGATAATGTTGTTGCTCCTGTAGCTAATAAAGTACCATTAAATTCATTAATATTATAATCGCTAATTAATTTGGCATTTGGTATGGTGCTACCATCCCATCTTAATAATGATTGACTAATATATGAACTACTTGTAAAAATTGGAAAATATAAATTTGAACCATTTCCTGAAATATTTCCGCTGCCTTTATTATTAAAAGTGTTCCAATCTGTTGATGTTAAATATCCATTTCTTCCACTTGTTGCACTTAATAATTCAATTACTGGAGTGGTAGTTGTATTTGAAATAGATAAAGGATTTCCACTTGTTGCGGAAACCGTTACACTTGTTACAGTACCATTACCACTTCCTACTCCTGCTCCTATGGCTGTACGAAAGTCAGTAGCAGATAAAGCCGAAACAGTATTATCAGCGTTAAATCGAGGAAAAGTTATTGCAGAAGGATTAGTCAAAGTAAACATTGATTGTCCTATAGTTGTACCTCCTAAACTTGTCCTTCCTGTGGATGCTACAAGCCCTGTACTACCTCCATCCCATTTTAGCCTATCCGTAAATGCGGTATTCCAATTACTTGAATTATTTGTGATTGAGGTTGTCCATGTTGTGCCTGTTGATAGGGCAATACCTGCCTCTGGGTAAATTGGATTTGATTGTGCGGACGAAACAGAACCAATACCACTTACTGTGACTAAAGTGTAATTTTCGCCTACCTTATAAGATGTGGCTGCTATCTTAACTTTATTTGTATCAATTACGGTAAATTGGTCATTAAGTAATAACTGCCCATTTCGGAAAAGTAAAATAAACTGCCTTAGTTGAATAGGAAATTTAGGAAGGATAGTAAAGGTTAAAGTGTCACTTGTTGCAGGTGTATATTCCTGTTTAATTATTTTTATTGTATCACCACCTATTTCTACTGCCACAATGCTATCTCTCACAAAATCGTAAACAGTAGAGCTATCTACTCGTAGTGTGCCTGTAGTTGTTATTGGGCCGCCTAATATACCATAACCACTACCTACGCTTGTAACAGTGCCACTTCCTCCACCTCCACCACTATATTGAGGTATGTTTAAAGTATCACCTATTAATGTAGAAGCTCCACTGGTGCCCGTTGTAGTTAATGTGATATTTTTTTGCTTAGTGGCAAATCTTGTAGTAAGGTTCAATAAAGTAGTATCAGTCAACTCCATTAAGATTGATAAATCAGCCGACACCGTACCCGTAGTTGTGATTGGATTTGGATTAACTATTATTCCTGTACCTCCAGAAATTGAGGTAAGTGATCCGCTGCCACTTCCACCACCACCGCCACCACGAGGAAAAATTACTGTATAATTTTCACCTACTTTATAAGCCGTTGCACCGATAACAACCGAAGCATTGGTTGGTATCGTGTACTGGGTTGGTAATAAAATTTGTCCATTCCTGTAAACTTGCACCACATTTACGCCACCGACTACTAATGTGTCGCTTTGCGTCCAAGTCAAAGTTGAGGAAGAAACATTTGTAAAATCCTGCCTTGCGTAAAATCTTCCACTTGTATCTGCGTAGGCTTTGGTTGCATAGTTGGCTAACATGGAAGCCGTATCGCTAACTAAAAGCGTGGCAGTTGTATCTATCCATAATCCACCTGAATAATATAAAGAAGCATTTGTAACAGGCGAAGAAATAGCCAAATCATGAAGCTCACTTAATTTATAACCCGATGCTACACGAATGGCAATAGTACCATTATTTACATGAGAATTAATGCAAAATCCTATTGGCATATCAAGATTTGGCGCAATGGGTTCAATATCTGTCCAAACGCCAGCAGTAGTTGGCGAAGGATAAAGGATAGTTCCAGCCGCAAAGGTATCAGTGTTGACTTGTCTTATTTTGCCAAATGAAATAACGTAGCCATCTTCACCGTCCGTTAAATCATGTGCCGTTATTCCTAATAAATATTTTGCATCTATTGAACCGTTAGCTATAAACTTTGCAACTGTTATTCTGCCACTTGCTCCCACCGTGCCATTAGCATATACAAGACTTCCTTTTGTAATGGTTAAGCCTGTTTGATTTTTAACGAGCCAAAAGTTTTTAAAACCTATTTCATTTGGTACATTGTCATTTAATCCAAGCACCACTGTAGCTAAATCGGAATCCCATCTCATTTTTGCAGTATCGACATTATTCGTTGGAACATTGACATTAAAAAATAATGAGTCAATAGGTTGTGCAAAAGCACCTCCGCCTACTTGATTCCAAATGTTGGAAGTAAAATCAAAGGAGTATATTTTTAAGTTAACGGTGTCAAGAATAACCCATGCGTTTTGGTTTGATACGGGTTGAATGCTTGCTGTGTCGGAAATTGAACCGCGCCATACGAGACCGTCCGCGGTCGTCTGGAATCCTAATCTTTGTTTGTTGCCTGTAGATGGGAATTGAGCAAAAGCAATACTACACGAAATCAAAAGTAATAAAGATAGCGTTTCTCTTTTCTTTGGAAATTTTACTTTGTCAACTACTTTGCCTATAAACTTTCTTGCTATTCCCATAACTAATTCCTCCGCTAAAACTTTACCAATATTTCCAATGGCTTTTAAAAACTTTCTTTCTTTTTTTGGTGCCTTAATTTCTTCCATTATACAATTATAAAAAATATGACATAATTAGAACCATCGTAATGAGTAGATGAATCTATTGTTATAACTGACCCAGCAACGGAGAATTGACTACTAATTAATTCCTGACCATTTTGGAAAATTAAAAGTTGCTCTAAATTTGAAGGTAATACGCCTGCATTTTTTGTAACGGTTAAAATGGCTGTATAGCTATTTAAAAAGGATTCTTTAAACACTTTTGTAACACTACTATTTTGTGTATTTGGCGTGCTATTTGTTGGCGTTGTCGATCCTGTTCCAGCTACACCTCCAGCAGAATGATTTGGCGTTCTTCCTGAATCAAAATCTAATCCTCTAAATAATACTGTCTTTTCCGTGTATGGCATTATGACTGGTCTATAATTTCAATAAATGTACCTTGCACTATATCGCTTTTCAATTCCATAGTAGCCGTTTCCATGATGAATTTAACATCATTATTTTCAATGGCTACATGAGGATACCATGGGTTATTATTATCCAATATTTGAAATGACATACTTAACATCTTTCTTACTGGAAATAGCTGACCTTTAATAATTTCATTAACCAATAATTGATTAATGTTTTTCCCACTTCCAATATTTTTAACACGCCATCCAGTCCCGTCAGTTATTTGCCATGTGTTACTATCGTTTTTTACTCTTATTGCACCTGGACTGCCTAATGATGGGCCGTCACCAATGAACACTCGTTTTTTAACACTTATGCTACTTGTGTCGTTATTAAATGAGCCATAAACTACCACGTCATTTTGCCCGTCTAAATTCCCAGCCGCTAAATGTTCCATAAACAAATTTCCCAACTCGTAAAATTTTAAATAGCTTGTAAGTAAATCCGTTCCCGTTGCCGTTTGAATCCTACTCAATAAAAATCTTACGCCAACGTCCCCACTTTCTGGCATGGTTGGTGTTGTCCAATTTACAATAATGTTATCAACTGTTCCACCTGCTGCAGGTAAGGTAGTCGCTCCACCAGGAATAACAAATTTATAATAACTAAATGTTTGCTCCCAACTTTGAGCAGAAAAAGTGTGCTGAAATCCATTATAAGTTATATCCCTTTTTAGCCAATATTTTACATGATTAATTTTAACGTAATTAATTTTACCGTTAAATGTGCCACTAGGGTCAAAAGTTAATTGTTGCGTTGAAATACAAACTATTCTTTCATAATATTCTCCTGTGGTTGTAATACTAAAAGTATCGCCACCCATTTTTAAAACAAGCGTTCCATTTGTAACCTCAATACCAAAAGATACATAATAAGTAGCTCCATTAGTAGGAGTAAAATTTGTATAAACTAAATCACCTGTAGCGTTAGTTGCTTTTGCATGACCTAAAGCAGCTCCGCCACCATCGGAAAAAGTCCATCCGCTGCCTAATGTCCATGTGGTAATTTCAGGTGAACGATTAGCAGTTAAAAAATCTATTAATGGCACCACGATAGGTCTTAGTTCAATAACAAAAGAACCTTCAACTATATGTTCTGCAATAGTACTAGAACCTACCTGACTATCCCTATATTTCATTACCGAAGTAAATGTTATAGTAGCTTCATCATTATTATAATCTAAATCCTTTGAGTTAAAAAATTCTGTGTTTAGGTTATTAAATATTTTACCTGACAATAAATTTACCGATGCAATGTGTTCATATTCAATATCTAAATCCTTTATATGTCCATAATACCCCCATTTACCACCGCTAAAACGAAGCATTTTATTTGTTTCGGAATAGTTATCATTTTCAATAGTTGATTGAAAACTACTTTGTTGTAATAAAGTAGAAGTTAGGTAATAAATATTGATTGTAACGGCTGAATCTAAATAGGTATTTGGCTGAACCATATAGAATTTCCTATCTGAAAAAAAGAATCTTAAGCCTAATGGTACCATCATTCTTTTTAAAACATCATAGCACTTCATGTAAGTATAATTACCCTTGCTATCTATCGTGTAAAAAACTTTATGATTTACCCTCATTCTAAGGAGTGGGTCAATAGAAGTCGAATAAGTCCAACTATCTTCATGCCACTGAAAAGCACTAGCCAACACCCCTATAGATGTGCCATATATTGATTGAACGTATGTAAGTTTTTGCAGACAATTATTTACATGATTAATTATGGTATCGTCACCCTGATAAATATCACTACCATCGGGTTTATAATCAATGCCTTTTAGCCACCCTATGCCATCAATAGCATTTATCGTGTAATTATATCCCATTCCTAATGGAACGTCGTCAAATTCAATTAAATCAGCAAGAATGTAGCCATACCAATAAAAGTTAGCTGCGTTAGATGTGTCGTAGGCAGTTAATTGAATAGTAAATCTACCCTCTGGTGCCGTTAAAAAATCCGTTAATAATTGTTGTTTTTGTTCTGTGTCAATGATTATAGTGAACTTAAAATTACTCCCAATAATAGGAGCGTATCTTTCTAAACCGTTTTCAACATCCGCTTGCCATTCTATTTGCGCTCCTGTAACATCCACGTCATAAGTCATTCCCGAAAAGGTACTGTCATCTATTACTAAATAATATTTACGCCCTTTCTCTGAATAAAATGTAGATGTGTATCTTGCAGCCATTATCTTATTCTTGAGTTTATGTTTCTAGCCTTTTCCATGATTACCAATAAATCACTTCCTGCTACTCTGGTGGTTAATATATAAGGTGATCCGCCACCGTCTAACATTCCCTTTAGTTTAGATAAAGGTGCAATTACTTCCGGGTCAACTCGCGCGTTTCTATTATCTCCTACGGTTGCCATTGTAGGCCCGTATGCTAATCCACCTTGAGCAAGTTTTGGAGGAGCTACTTTATTAAGCATGGTATTAAATAATACAGCCGCACCTGCACCAGCCGAACCCGCTACGGCTAAAGCACCAGGCCCTAAAGTTTTACCCAACGGGCCGCCTAATATACCTTTTATAATACCCGCTACACCTTCTTTTATATATGCGCTAATAATCATTCTAGCGGCTTGCATAGCTGCGCTACCTAACTTTTTCATATCGGTTTCACCTTGCACCGCTAAATTAGCAAAAGCATCAGTAGCTGCAATTAATGCGCTTGTCATTGTGTTTCCAAAACTCATCATTTGAGCTTCAGTGTTTACGAATGAATTTTTTACTTCTTCGTTTGTTTCTTTTAATCTTTGATTACTTGCAGATGCTGTATCTAATTTTATAGCCAATAAATCTAAGGTGGGTAACATATTTGTTATGCCTGTAGATTGAGCCGTTATTGCAGTTACAGGACTTGCACCACCTCCTATGCCTCCGCCTGTCGTTGTGGTTGTTGGCTCTATTATATCTTCAGAAACAACGGCGCCTCCTTTGCCTCCTGATTTTGAAGTAGCTACAAATAAACTTTTAAATTTACCTTTAAGACTATCAACAGTTTCGCCTATACTTTTAAATTCCGATGCAACTATCCTTTGTTCTTCCTGGTACTTTGTCATACCAGATAAATCAAATAAATCTAAACCTAAAGCCTTTTGTAAACTATCTAATTTGCCTAACACAAAGGTTACTCCTTGCATTACGGAGTTTTTAATATTTATCCAAATGTTTTTAAAGTTATCGCTAAATGCCTTCCAGTTATCGTAAACGTATAAAGCAATGGCACCAACGGCAGCTATGGCAGCCACAACCGCAAGAATAGTAGGATTAGCGAGAATAGATGCAAAAGCCGAAGATATAGCAGTGCTCATTAAAATAATAGTAGTTCTAATTAATCGTATAGTTCCAGCAAGTGCCCCAAATGTCGTAATTAATTTACCTACTATAAATATTGCGGGCCCAATAGCAGCTACAATTAAAGCAGTTTTAACAATAAATTCCTGAGTGGCAGGATTAAGACCTTTAAAACCCTCTACTAAATAGTTTATTTTTTCAGATAAAGCCGTAAATACTGCCTCTAAATTTAAACTATTATTAATTGCTTTTCCAAGTTCTGCAAGACTATTTGTAACGTTATCTTTTAAATTATCAAAAGCATTACCTAATCCTCCATTGGCTCGTTCTAAATTACTTAAAGCACCTACAGACCTTTGTATAAATTCTTCACTACTTATTCCTAGCTCTCTGATTCCTTCGGCAGTAACTACGCCAAATTCCTCCTTCATTACCCTTGCAAACTCTGGAAGTCTTTCTTTAATCTGATTAAGATCTTCCTGAGTAACTTTTCCAACGGCACTTATTTGTGATAAGGCTAAAACTACACCATCAAATTGTTCTGCGCCACCTCCTGCCCTTGCTACAGCATTGCCAAATTGTGTTATGGTTTCGCGAGCAGCGTCGGCACTCATTCCTACACTTTGTAATGATGCCGAAGCCTTAACTACCTCTGGTAAAGCAAGACCAGGATTTTCAGCAACCTTTCGTAATTTTTCTAATTCAATGGCAGCCCCTTCACTACTACCCATAATGGCAATTAAACCGTTTTGCAGTTTCTCCATATCTGCAAAAGATTTTAAAGCTGCAGCACCAACACCAATAATAGGTAGAGTTAATGACTGGGTTAAAGTTGAACCAAGATTAGACATATTTTGTCCAAACCTAGTCATAGATTTTTCTACCTTACCTAACTCTTTATCGAGATTAGTGGTATCAATACCCAGCTTTAAAAGTAGTTTACCTATTGCCATTATGCTTCTTTATCCCATTTGTCAAATATTGATTTGTCAGTATTTGTCAAACTTCTTTTAGTTTCTTTTTTAGTAGGATTTTCCCACGGGAATTCAATTAAATCTTTTGGCTTTAAACTCTTACCTTTTGCCGTATGAACATTTAATAAAAGTGTTGTCTGCCATCTAATTCGTTCCCATTCTGTTTGCTCCTGTTGTTCAAAGAAATTGTTATAACCTTGCATAGCCATAACAACCTCTCTAAAACTCATATCATTGTATTGCGAAGGAGGGAATCTTAAAACTCCGAAACAAAAGCGTTCGATGTATTCAAGGGTAAGCTCTCCTCCTTCGCCACTACGTTTTTTTGGGTCTCATCTTCTGGTGGTGAAATCTCATTTGAAATCATTTCCATAATGCGAGTTATTCCACCCATATCAGTATCAACCAAATCGCAAAAGGATTGTAAATCGTAAGGACATTTTTCTCCTTTAGATTTGTACCCTTGTTGAACACCTGCAAAAGCAAGTTCTAAAGCAAGTAACAAATCTTCGCCAAGGAGGGAAAGGTCACTTAATTTAAGCTTCCTTTCCCTTAAAAATGTACCTAAAACGAACATACCAAATTTAATTGGAATGTCCGCATTAGCTATTTTTATTGTTTTCATTTTAGGTAATTTTTAAAATTATGCTTTAGTAGTTTTCATAATAGCTCCCGTAACTTCGAATGATGCTGAATAGCTTACATTCTCTTCCACACCAGCGTTTAAGTCTAATGATGTACAAATGGCACTCATTGTGTAAACATTATCACCCACAACGTCTGTAGTAAATTTAATGGTCAATGCAGTACCTGCCACGAGGTCGGTAAACAAGTCATCAAACAAATAATTAGTTGAAGCATCGCCCGGACCCGCGTATAACGCCTCCGTTGATAGTGTTCCGGATAACTGTCCTTTCTTTACTTCCCTCCATCCTCCAGCAGCAGAATCCTTTGTGAGAATTTCCCGCATAGCAGATGAAATGTTCATTTGGCATGAGGTAGCATAGCCAATGGCCACAGCATCTTTATAAAGCCTCATTAACGTACCGTTTATAATTCCAGTAGTTGGCATGGTTATTTATTTTTTGGTTTAGTAATATTTTCTTCATTTGCCTCGTCATTGAAATATGACATAGGCACTGGAATAGGAATATAGACTGGATCTTGCTGAACTTCCTCTTTTTGCGGCATTTGTTCAACGACAAAATCTTCGTCAAGTAGTTCTGCAATTCCATCGTTAATCATTTGTTCGCCATATTCCGAAAGAAAAACGCCAGTATTACCAGCTTCTTTTCCGTTCCATTCTTTTAAAAGTCTTAGTTTCATATTATCTTTTCATTTTTGCCATGAAATCAACTGACATCCAATAAACATTTAAGTCAGCGTTATAAACTTGTGAATCGCTGCTAACATAATTAATAGTTTGCACCGAAACATTATTTATCGTACCTACAAACCTATCTAATCTATTACGCACATTATTAGCAAGTGTTTGCGTAGTGTCGTAATTATTAGTGTATATATCAACTTGTAAATTAATTTCTTCTAAGTTGCTTTGCCCGTCTTTGTAATCTACGGGAGTACTATTTGTTATCGTATATACAATAAAAGGGTATTGCACATTTTGAGGTGCAATGTCAGGGTAAATAGACAAGCCGCAAATATTAGTTACGGTCGTATCAGTCGATAATCTTCCATATATTACTTTTCCTATCATAACTCCCAAAATTGACGAGGAAACTCCTTCATGTACTTTAATGCCATTGATGACATTTTATTAATCACCGCGTTTTGACTTCCCTTTTCTGCCTTGTTCCTTACTTTACTTATCCATGCTTTTGTACTACCAAAAACCATGTGCGCATAAAAGCCATCTGTCTTATCTTCGCCACTTAGCTTAACATTTATACCAGCATCCTTGTATAAAGGACCAACAGAAGTTAACAAAGCCTTCCAAGACTTTTTATCTGAAATATTCTGAATAGAACGTCTAAGGTTTCCCGGTTCAATATTGTATTTAGGGCCGCTACCTCTTTCCATTCCACGAGAATAAAACTTATGTGGTTTATTAGAACGTGGAACAAAAGATTTATAAACCTTTAATGCTATTGGAGCGGCTGCATCAGATATTTCTTTTCTCTTTTCTTTTGTAACTTTGTTTAGCATATCATCAAGTTCAGTAACAGACTTAGCAAAGTTGTACATCTTAAAGAGTTTACCTGCTTTAGTTGTTTTCTTTTGGGTCTCGTTTTCGAGCGCCCTAAGCCTATTTAATTTACTTCTTGATATTGACATTACGCGTAATTTTGAGCAAATGAACAAAATAAATGCAAATACATATTATCAGCACTTATCTGTACATTTTCGATTTGGTAATATTTGTTCATCCAAATAATTCTTTGTTGCTCATTTATGTCAGTTCTATTTCTGCAGGTAACTCTTATTTGAGATAAGGCTGTTATTTTGCCACCCTCAACTTCTTCTTTGTTTATTCCTTTGTAATCAACCACTGCCCAAACTTCTACTAAATTAGTCCATGTTTCAACGCCAAAACCAGTAGTACTGGCAGCCCTAGTAACACTTTGTACTATGATTCTTTCCCTTAGTTTTCCAATCTCTTCTTTTTTGTTGTATCTCATTATAATATTTGTACGCGATATTGATCAAGTAAATACTCCGAAGCCGTAGGTAATTTCTTTACATAATCCTCTCTATTATCGTAGGCATCCGCTACCATCATTAAAATGGCTTGTCTTATTTGCATAGGCACATTCGATGCAGCCGCTCCATATCCAGCTGTATAAACTATAGTAACATCATTTATATTTCCATAAAGTGTGGGCCATGTTTTCCCGTAAGCTAGAGATAATCTAGCAGGCTTTTCAAAATTATCTACAATGTAATTACTACTATTGTATGTCTGTGTTGTGTTTTGACTATCTGCGTATTGAAAAGATGTAACCGAAATAACGGGAGATACGGATAAATAAATAATAGGCTTGTTTAACCTATCTAATTTTTCCGTTATCGTTTGAGTTATTAATGCCTGATTCAGATACCTTTCAGCAACTTCACGAGCCGACTGTAGCAAAGTAGTAATTAAAGTATCGTCGGAAGATGTATCTACCTTCAAATAATTTTTTACCTCGTTTAATGTCCAAACTTCTAAAGATGGTTGTGTCGTTACTTTCCAAGCCATTGTACATTTTTTAAAGAAGGGATGGATATTTCTACCCATCCCATTTTTATATATTAGGTCAACTTATTAGCTAGGTGCTTAATGGCAGCAGTCTGTAAAAGTTTACCGTCATATCTTGCATACAATAAGAATCCTAATTCCATTTCATCCATAAACCTTTCGCGTAATGGCACCAACACATTGTTAGATACTTGACGAATAAGGTATTTAGACCAATCACCGAAGTAAATAATCTTTGCAGCAGTTGCCTGTGTTGCAGGAAGATCGTTGTTCACAAAGAAATTGTAACCCAATAATCTGTCAGGAATACCGTCTCTCAATGATGGTTGGAATAAAGTTGTGTTACTGTTATCTAAGTTTAGTTTTCTAACCGCACTTAAAATAGTATCGTTCATCATGAATGCAGCAGATGGACTATTTCTGTAGGCAATATCCACCGAGTGAATAAGGTCAACTAAGTTTGATGCAGTAAAAGCCGTTTGGCTTGCAGATACCGCACCCTGAGTAGTGTTAGCAGCAAAACCCGTAGGTTTACCAGAACCATCTCCCGATGTGAATGCAGTATTTAAACCACGTCCTAAACGCTCACCAAGCATAATAGGTAATTCTGTGTTCAATAGTCCAAATTCATCATTCGCCCATTCTACAGATACCTTTACCAATGTGTTAATAACGTGTGCAGCAAAAGTCTCTCTTGTAAAGGTCATATCTTGAACAGTAACCGCTCCACCCTCTGTATGCCATGAGCCTGTTGTTCCAGTATCATTCACTTTTGGATAGTACAAAGTACCTGCCTGAGGCGTAGTGATTACACGAGATACCTGCAACATTGGGCCATAATAAGCCATTGTTTTTTCGAGCTCGTAGGAGAATTGGTAAGGAATCACAAAACCACCTGCCAAGCCACTTTCGGAAGTAGTTATAGTTGCCGTTCCACGCATCTCTTTAAGTAACGTTTGGTCTTTGCTACTTAACTCTCTTTTGGCAATAGCTTTCATGAATGCTACTTGATATTCAGGAGACTTTACAATCTCTCTTTTATCAGTTGGCAAATCAGCTATAGTGTCCTCAATGTTTTTAACGCCTCTTTCTTCGGTGTTAATGTCGTTCCATCTTTCAAGTCTTGAAATTTGGTCGGTATAGTTTTTAAAGTTCGCATCGGCTGCGTCCCATTGTGCCAATTCCTCGGCATTCATTAGACGTCCCTCGGCTGATGCTCTCTTTTGCAAATCTTCCATTATCGCATAATCGGAAGCCCGCTTTTCTCTCAATAGCTTAGAGTTCATTATTTTGTTTTTAAATTTAATAAATGCAGGGCGTTCCTGCGTAACTCGTTTTGTATATTAATTTCAGATTTAACTGATATATCAATCACTTTCTGTAATTCTTCATTAATCTTTCCTGTCGTTTGCTCGTAGCTTCTTTTAGCTACCATTGTATCTGGATTAGCGGGATAAGTTACTGGTGAAACATCATACACTTTTTTAATTCCTCGAATAACCCTTTTAGGTTTCATTCCTTCCCTTTCCTGCCAGTCTTCGGCTTCTACGCTAAAAGCAAATGAAGATTGATAAACATCGCCACGTTTAACCATTTCTAAAAGGTCATTACCTAAAGAAGTATTTGGTGCCTCGAAAGAATATTCTAAAGCATTACCCGTTAAGTTTAATTTTAAGGTGCCCGATTTGGTTCTTGCTAAAACCATATTAGCATCATGATTAAATAATGCTACCACGTCCGAAAAATCAGAATTTTTAAATACGTCCGCACTCATTTCCTCATCATACCATCCCATGTCATAAGCAGAATTAAAAACCGTTGCAGTGCCTACTATTGTACGGGATTCTGGCATTGCCCTAAACTCGTAATTTATACTTCTCTTTTCCATATATTTTAATCGTTAGTATCGTTACTATCGTCGTTTATAGTTTCGTTTGTTGGTTCTATCTTAATGTTAGAAGCTAAAGGCAATTCATAAGAATCTCCACCTGGATAAGGATTCATATTTTCTTTAATCCTAATTTCATTTGGTGACATAGCTAAAACATTTCGCATAGTTGTATAATAAGAAGATCGTGCCGCAACGTCACCGCGAAGTAACCCATCTAAATTAAATCGTGTGCTAAACTTATCTTTCTCAACCTCAAAAAATATCTTTCTATTAAACTCTGATTCGATTGTCTCGCAAAGAGGCATTATTGTGTAGTTCACAAACATTTGGCTCAACTGTTCCATATTACCAAAAGTTGCTTTATCCATATCTTCCAATAAAACACCTGGAACACCTGTAATCCTTGCTATATCGGAAATAGTAGCTTTTTTAGTTTCGTTAAATGCAGCATCAGCAGGGTTAAGCCCTACTTTTTGGAAATCCATGCCTTCCTCTAAAATGGCAGTACCTCCAGCGTTTTGACTACCACCAAAAGCACGGTTAAAACTACCTTTTAATCTATCGTACGCTTCATTTGTTAATCTTCCAGGATGTTTTAAAACACCGTTTAAGTGCGCACCGTTTTTGTAAAAGTTAGCACCGTAATTTCTATTTGCTAAAGCAAGCCCAAAATTGTCACGGTGAACGTCTGGCACTAACAACGCCTTAACTCCATCCCATGCAAGATTTGGAATGTAAATAATATTCTCGCTCCTGTATGTTTTATTATTCTCTTTATTCTTAAATACAAGTTCATTCCTACTATTGTAACTCATTTCCATTTTAGTAGGATTGAGAATAGTGAATGAGTTTATTCTTGTGGTTATGCTATTTCTATTTATCGACGCGTAAAAAGCACCATGTGATAAATAGTGAAGTACCATTGTTTTATAAAACGTGTGAGATGTGTATAGGTCTGATGGCTCTCTTGCTATTACTTTGTAATTAGAATGGTCTTTTGCTATCCTTATAAATCCATTGTCCTGTTTTTCGATAATATCAAAAGGAATAGAGGCAATGACACCTCCTAATATTTGAGTAGCTCTATAAAATGCAGGAAGACCTATAATTGAATATTCATCGACCGCAACACCAGCAGTAGAACCTCGCTGAAATAATGCGCCTAATGTATCACCGTTTAAAGGAGTGTTAGGATTTTCAATACTTGCTCTAGTATTAGAAAAAAAAGACCGCATGGAGTTAAATATTCCCATGCGGCAAATATATATCAGATTAGTATGAAGTTATGTACTTTTGGTAACAGGTTACACAAACCTAATTACCATGTAAAGGCTTTTTGCTTTTCTAAAACTATCGTATGTCTTATATTTTTCATCAAGTCCAAAGGTGTCTCTTTCTTCCTCTAATTTTAACCATGCTTCTTGATGTGTTCGACATTCTCCAGATAACTCATAAAACCTATTAAAATATCCATCGATAGAATTAATTTGCCTGACTTGTTTGGCGTAATCCTGTTTTGTCATTAACTTTTCCATAATTGATATTTTTATTTTGTCAATTAGGTACATTTCTATAACATTAATAAGCCTTGTTGGCGTTCACCAGACGTGTAAATAGTTGGTTTATCCTCTACCATGATTTGAGCGTATGCCATTACCATCGCTACGGGCCCATCTACCTTTTCAGTTGACTTCGCCTTATCTATTTTTATATTTCCAGCAGGGTCAAATCTAAGCATAACGTTTGACATCATCCACTCCATTACTGGATTTCCGTCGTGTGTAATTTCTGAAGATAAAAACATCTTTTCGACTTCTTTAGTTGGAGCGGACATAGAAATAAATCCCTGTCCGAAAGGTTTCATAGTTGCTCCGTCGTTTGTTAACTGGATAACAAGTTGGCTTGCATTCCATCGGTCAAAAGCTATGCACTCGATTTTATACTTTGCCGTTAATTCAATTACTTTAGCTTTTATAAAGTCGTAATCTGTAACGTTGCCGTCTGTCATAACAATATCGCCATCCTGTGCCCATTGAATGTAGTTTACGCCATCCGAAAGAGATCTTTCTCGTACGTTATCTTCCGGACAAAAGAAATAGGATTTTATATGTGGTTTATCAATCCCCTGTTGTACGGGAAAACAAAGAACCAAAGCTGCAATATCACGCGTAGAAGCTAAGTCTAATCCAGCGAAGCACTTTTTATTATAAAGTACGTCATCGTCTAATTTTAATCTTGTAGCCTCAATATAACTATTAGATATCCAGACACTGGAGGTAGTTGTCCATACGTTCAAATTCTTAGTCATAAATTGTATTTGCTTTGCGGCCCCTTCGTTTAATGCTTTTTGAAATTGGTCATCCATGTAACTAATGTACGGAGTGACGCCAAGATTAGGATTGGATTTTGTCCAGTTCTTTTTATCCTGCCAGTCATCGCCTTCATCTAAGCAAAACAACAAAGGAAATACAGATTCATCCACCTTTCTTTTTTCTAAAATATCAACCATTACTTTTCGGAATTGATAACAAGGTGATTCTCGGTTAAATCCTGCAGTCGTAGTAATTAAAAGTAATGGCTGCGTTCTGGAGCCCATACCAGTCTCCATTACCTCTAAAACATCGCTTGTTTTATGTGAATGATATTCGTCAATTCCTGCAAAGTGTGGATTTAATCCATCAAGGGTATTGGCATCAGCAGATACGGCTTCAAACTTTGAGTTAGTAGATGGAACGTTGCAATTATATTTTAGGACATTGACTAACTTGTTAAATGTTCTTGAATCTACCTTTAATGATTTTAGAAATACCTTTGCCGTATCAAAAGCAATCCTAGCTTGATCCCTCGTAGTTGCAGCCGTATATACTTCCGCACCCGTTTCATTGTCACATAGGAAACAATAAACCGCAATGGCAGCCGCTAATTCTGTTTTACCGTTCTTTCTTGCTATTTCAAGATATGCCTTTCGAAATCGCCTGCCTCCTTCCTTTCTTTGCCAACCAAACAGGACTTTAATAAAAAATTCTTGAAAAGGTTGAATATTAAATCTTTGTCCAGCGTATTCACCTTTAGTATGCCTAAGGGCTGATATAAAACCAAAAGCCCTGTTGGCGTGTGCTTCGGAGTAAACATAATCCCATTTTTTATTTTTCAAATCATTCAAATGCCTTTGAACAGCTAACCTTGCATAATTGCCTAATATTATATTCCCCGAAACAACATCCTCAATAAATTTCATTTAGTCGCTTTAACCTCAATGGCAATAAATCGAAATAGAAATAGAAAACTAACAAATCCAATAGCCTCTAAATAATCGATATAATCAAACCAAAAGAATTTTATAAACAACCAATTCCATAAATAATAGAATGGCACCGATAAAGCCGTTATCATGATGCCAACTACTATAATAAAGGTAAATATTTCGTATATACTTTGTTTCATTAGTTCATTTTTAAAAGTTTTGCTATTTCATCCTCTTCTTCGCCAGTACCATCTTGAAAATATTCTAAAGTTAACCTTGACTTCGGATCTAACCCTAAAGTTCTGGATAATTCTAAAAATAGTTCAAATCCTTGCTTGAATGCAGTCCATTCGGCACTTACCTGCCTTGCACCGTTTGGATGAATCATAACTGCACCGTCTTTGCTCAAAATTTCAGCATTATGTAATAAATGACCTATGGCACGCGCTGCTATTGAAAGGTAAATTTCATCAACTTGCTTTCCTGCTTTGTGAATGTGTAGATGTTCACGGATTCGATTGTAAATTCTTAATTCGCCAGCATCAAGTTTAAACATCGGTTCACCAATTTCACCCGATGTGAATGTTTTTATTCTGGAAACATTCAATGTGCCCTGAAGGGCTTTTGTCTTATTGCTTTTGCTTTGCATTTTTCATGTGTTTTGTGAATGATTTGGGATTCAATGCGAACCCCCTTATAGGGATTGAATTTACACGTGTAGCGATGGGACTACTCGATTAGCCTTAATGTGGCATG